CCACTTCTCCATCCGGAAACTGCTTTTATTCCCTCAAATACTGTATCCGAGGTATTCTTTACTTCCTTCAGTTCCTCAATTGTAATGTATTTTTCATTCTCCACTTTAATCGCCTACCTTTTTAACTGTATAATCATAATTCGCGCTAATTTCTTTCATTGGAACGTCTACATATACGCCACCGGTCAATGTCATATCAAATTCCACTGCCATTTTACTTTTCAATATGGTATCTTCCCCCTGAACCCAATCTACCTCACCGATTTCCATTTCCACCCAGTTTCCATCCACCTCTACTCCTTTTGACATTATTTTTAAAAATTTCGTGAAAATATTTTCTACTTTTTCCTCGTTATACTCACCAATCACCACATGGAGAACCGTAATCCGTTCAAATAGCTTTTTTCTCGTAATCCTTTGCCCTGCTTGGTCTTCATATATTTTTTTTGACTTGGAACGAGAAACCCGCTCTCCTGATCGAAGTACCGCCCCCACATGGACTTCGTTGCAATTTTTTAAACTTTTAAGTGAATCGTGAATTTTTCCATGAACTCCCGCTTCCTGCAACTTTTCCACGATAAAATCTCTTTCCTTTTTCATCAGTTCTCCCTAACAACATCTTCCAAAATCTCTCTGATTTCTTCATCGTCCTTTTCACTAATTCCTAAAAATGGTCTTGCTGGGATGTTCACTCTGACAGACTGCTTACTCACAAATTTATTCCCAATTTTAAACTTTAAATATTTTCCATTTTTTGCCCGGATAGTTCTTTCATCTCCAAACTGATGGGTAGCCGCATAAATTAAATTTGTTCCTATTGCAAGTCCCGTACTATCGGCTTCTGTTTTAATAGATGTTCGGAGATCGGATGTACGGATTAATGTTTTTCCACCTTTTTCTCTTGCCCTGTGAGACTCCTTCCACTTAACTCCTTCCGGCGTCTCCTGTGATTGAAACCGTTCTTCTGTAGACGTTCTAAGTCCCTCTGCTATGGCATTCATAATTCCTGCCTTGTCCACATTTTGAATATTTTTTAGGCGTTCAAGCAATTGATCTGTATCTTCTTCCAGTCTTACTGATATAGAAGACATACTCTCACCAACCTCTCATGCTTTCTCTAGTGAACAGGCGTTTTGCGTTCTTCATGGAAAATCCATTCTTTGCAGCATCCTCTATGCTTTTTTCGGAAACCCCAATGTCTATCTTTCCCTCTGCGACCTTCGTCAAAAAGGTGATTGCTGAATTATATCTTGTCAGATATGTTTTCTCTCTTTCTGACTCATCAATGCCCTTCCTGGATACCAAATTATATAGGGCAATATCTTTCGCAAATTTATTGATGACCTGCGGAGTTTTTACAAATGGCACTTTGTACCGTTTTGCCAAGTATCCATCAATTTCAGCTTCAGCATCGCCAACAGCCTGTTCTGCTAATGGAGTAATTACCTTGATTCTCTCCTGTTCATCTTCGATATAATCATCTCCAATGATGACATTCATCATATCTGCTTTCAACATATCAAGCACTTCACCAACGGTACAATATGCCACCTATCTCACCATCCTATCCCCGAGCAGTTCCATCCGATCCATATGCCATCTGCCAGAAACCATACCCTGCATTAGAACGTCCATCAGCTCCCCAGACAAACTCATCCCTCATGAACACGTTTTCATCATTATTCCTTGTTAAAGCCGTCAGTTCCACTGGTTTTCTCTTCTGGAAGATGAACGGCTTCAGGAATTTATTGGTACATAAGAGAAACCATGCATCCGGTTTGTCTGCAAGTTCAGTCGCAACCAATAATTCCGCTGTATCCTTATATACATTGGTTGTTCCTTCAATCTGGTCTGCTTTGAGGATCAATCTTGCCATTTTCTCATTTGCAGGCGCTACCACAAGAAGATCAGGAACCAGATTGAGACTCTTTCCCTTGTCTCCAGTTACACTCATGATTGCAGTACGTGCTGCCTCATAAGAATCTGTAGAAAGTTTCAAGTGTGACATATTGCTTGTTGGTGTCTTTCCACCTTCTCCTGACGGATGATCTGTTGCGAAGAATGGCTTTCCATCATAGCATTTTTCTGTGAATCCTTTCTTCATTGTCTCAAATACAAGGGTGTCCGGATGTTCTGCGGCTGCTTCTCCCATGTTAGAAAATAATGGAGTATATACTCCGTACTGATCATCCTCAATATCATCTCTCGGAACAGAAACAGTCATCTCAAACTTTTTGTTCTTGATGCTGTATCCGTACGCAGCCATCTTCTGGATTTCCCTTTCTCCAACCCATTCTTTCATCTGTGGCAGCTGACCGAGCCATTTATAGTCGGTCTCTGCCGTTGTACTTGGAACAGTTGTTGCAATTTTCTCATAATTGGTCTTTACTCCGTCAAAGGCTTTATTGTAAGCGGTTGAAAACGTTACATTAAGCCCTCTCAAATTTGCCTGGTTTACAAACATTTCTTTTCCTCCTATAACATTTCTACTGTGACACCATCGTCCTCAACAGCAAGGATCACTCCTGCTTTGCTGGAACCTGCTGCGGTGATGGTTACTGTCTGTGCATCTGATACATAACAATCCTTCAAGATATCTGTGTTCTCGATTGATCCGTCATTGTTCCAGACGAAAGCCCCTCTTCTTACCGGAACCATTTCCTCTCCGTCTGCACCTGCGTTCTCTGTATATCTCATTGCGCATCCTGCCACCTTAATACCTTCGGTTTTTGAAGCCTCCACTGCGTATCCGTCGGAATTAATTGCTACCATACAAGCCTCTGTAATTGTTGTATTTGCTGCTACCGGGATCTGTAATCCCATTACATTAAGTTTTTCATTTCCCGCTCTGTCCATGAATTATGCCTCCCCTTTAAAATATTTTTTAACATCCTCTTCAGAGATACCACAATTCTTCAGGATGGCGGTATCATATTCCATCTGTTCACTCTTTGGTGCGTCTTTTAAATCAAGCCTGCCCTGCGGAACCACAACAGGAGCCTTATCCAAAAAGGACTTAAATCCCTCTTTATCACTAAGAGCATATGCCTTTGCCCATTCCTTCTGTGCAGCTGTGATCTTGCCATCTTTGAGTGCCATCTGAACGAGATCGTCTGCATTTCGCTCCTTTAATTCTCTTTTGAGTTCAAGTATTTCTGCATCAGCTCCTCCTGCCTTCAATGCCATAACAGCAGCTGCTACATCCTCAGTCCTGGCATTCGCCTCCAGACCAAGAAGGGAAAGCACAATCGAATTTGCTACCGGTTCACAACCAGGCTCGCCTTTATCTACATTTTGCCCCATCTTCTCTTCGGGTTTCTGCTGATCCGCTTTTCTTTTGTCCTCAACGGCTTTTCTTACAGCAGAGATTGCTTCCTTCACTTCATCCTCTGTTGCAGTTTCAGGAAGTCCAAGCATAACTGCTAACTCTTTTAAGTCCATTTTTATTTCCTCCTCGTTTTCATTAATATTATTTATATCAATGGAGTTCACCATAGGAAACATTCCATTAATAGCTGGTGTATTGGTCAGGGCAACGGAATGAATTGCCATTGCTTTTCTGTCCTTTTTTCTCACCATTACAACAGGTGATAGGTACTTATACTCTTTGTTTTTTAAATACTCTTCAGCTCTTGGTGTCCACTCAACCTTAGCTATAACAGCATCATCACCTTTATAGATATCTTTGATCCATCCACCGGCAGGAGCCTGAATGTCCTTCAGCGTCTGATGCTCATAATCAATTACTAAATCAAGCTTTCGATCTTTAAACTGCTGTCTTATCAGTTCCACACTCTCATCATCCACTCTGAAATCCCCTTTCTGCGAATGGACGAGACCAAGAGGAAGAATCTTAATTTCTTTTGGCACCCCGACAACACCAACTGTGTTGCCAGAACACACAATAATTTTGTTCATATCATCAACTCCTCTTTATTTGCCTTTCTGATAGCGTTATAACGCGTTATAACGGTGTTTTCTATTCCTTAATGGAAATTCCTACCATAGCAGATACCAATTTGCTCAAAACAGCTTATCCTGTTTTGGCATTATTTTTCTGTTGTCTCTCCCTGAATGCACTCTTCAAATTGGAATCTATTCCTGTCAGATCCGGTTTCCAGCTATCTTTTGCAGGATTATTTGAGAATCCTTTATCTGGAAACTGGTACAGGATTTCTCCTGTGGAATGATCCACATTATAAGGAAGACCCTTGCTGATATGTTCTTTCTCCCTTTCCGCCTGACTTTTTGTCAGACTTACTACTGTACATCTGCACCGGAACCCATTAGGTGGATACCAGATATCCCATATAGGATCATCTGCTGGATATATCCTTCCTTCCATCTGTGCATGTGATTCTCTGACCTCTCCATCTCCTGCTGTGATATATTTCCAAAAGGGTCTCAATTTTTTGGTTGTAGGATTGGTCATGCTTTTATAATGACCTGCATTATAAGCAGTCTGCATGTTGGTTCTGAAGATCACATCTGCATTGAAGGGATTCAATCCTTCGTATCCATTCCTTTCCAGAAAGTCATTCATGGTATCCATAAAGTCCTTCTTTGTCTTCCCCTGTTCACAAGCCTCTGTCAGCTCATCAAGAAATTTCTGAAGCACTTCAAGGCTTGTGTATCCTGATACTGTAAAAGCCTTTCCCTTACACTCATCACTGATTTCTCTATATTCCCCCAATTTCAGCGGTATCTTTTTCTTCAGGAACTCAACAGCCTCCTTGAATATGAAGTCACCTGTGAGTCCATATTCAGCTTTTTTCATTCCATGCTCCTTCCCAACAGTTCTGACAGATAAATAGCCTGATGAAGAATATCTTCAAGTTCTGGTGAATCCATCTGCTCATAGAGCTTTTTGATTTCATTTTTGTCCTTCAGCACTTCCTTGAGCGTTTCCAGATCATCCGTTTTGTCAAGCATATTAAGAATAGGCTTCAGCATTTCATGAAATGCATTTTCTGCCTGTTTCTGCGCTTCAACTGCCATTAAATCAATCTGTTCCTGCTCTGTCTGTCCGATTTCCTCCTTCAGACTCTTCTCATCACCTTCATCTTCTGGCAGATACGGCTCTCTTGTCTCTGTTACAAGTCTTGGGTTGAGAACCTCTTCCCCGTCTTCAGGTTTTGGTATGTTAAATTTTTTATATATATGGTTCTTTGGTATTTCAAGTCCCATATCACAAACCAATGTCTTATAAATTTCTACTGTTTCTTTCTGATCTTCTGCCTCCTGGCAGTCAAAAGTAAAAAATGGAACATCCGCGTCATATCCAAAGTTATACTCTACCAGTGGTCTGATAATGTCTCTCCTGACTGTCACAGCCAATGCCTTTGCATCTCCGACTGTAAGATCATGTCTGACCTCGTTATGGACTTTCCCCTGTGCATAAGATCCTCCCGAATCAGATGATAGTGTCTGTCCCAAAACAGCTTTGCTGATCTGTTCATCGCAGTATCTTGCAAGTTTCTCATAAATTTCAACACTTGTTGTTTTCTGACTTTCAATGAACTCAATTATGGTGGAATCCGGTATAATTCCGGCTGCATCAGTTCCCAGACTGTAAATTGCCTCCATTAAAGCCTTTTTATCATCATCCGAAGCAGCCGCATTGTATTTTCCAAGTCGGAGCGGCATCCCAAACACTTCACAAAATGCCACCCAATCCTTCACATCATAATTTTTAAACAAATACATCCATGAAACAACACGGAGGATTCCTGCCCTGCTCGTATGTCCCGACTTTGCCTTGTACTTATGTACCACAAATTTATTTTCCGGAAGTGACATTCCTGACGGGAACTCTTTTGTGCATATTTTCATTTCATCTGTCTGAAAATCCCAAATTAATTTCTTCGGGTACACATACTCAATATTTTCGATAATATTTGCCAAGTTTGAATCCAGTCCCCATTCAATCTCCATGACACTCACCCCCTTACCAATGGCATCGAGCATGTCAATGAATATGGCATCCAGATTCTCAATTCCCTTCAGCTGCTCATTAATAAACTCCGCAATCTCCTTGTCTCTCTCATCATCACTGAACGGTTGAACTTCCCAGTCAAGTCCAGTGACAGCAAGTTTTCTTGTCTGAAGCTGTGAAAACAGGTGTGTATCCTTCTCTTCCATTTCCTCGAAGAGTTCCATCTGCTCAAATACATCTCCCCCATCCGCAGCTCTAAAGATTCTTGCAAGCCTTCTTGGTGTCAGTCCATTAGATGGATAAGTGGAATATTTATCGTTTACATCTCCAACTGCCAGCATCCCCCTGACTGGTTTTTCAATCCCAGTGTCTACTTCTGGTTTGAACGGCTGTTCTTTCATGCTTTTCTTTTTCTTCTTTGCCAATTCCATTTACCTCCTAATAGGCACCTTTACCAATATGAAACTTTCTTTTAATAACACTCTTATATTTGGTATTTGTGACAATTCCTTTAATGCTTTGTGCAAGCTGTACAGCCATCTGAAGCGCATCAGGTCCATCATCATTCTTTCCCATTGGGAACTCCGTCAGCTGCTTAATCAGTGTTTTGTGCTCCCTATTAAATTTGAGATACTTATTTTTGATAACCGGCTGAAGGGCTTCAATCCTAAGAACCTTGTTTGACAAGCTCTGTATCTCCTCAATTGGAAGATACTCTCCCTGTTCCACTGATCTCTGTGCCATGACATCCTTGAAAAAATACTGGAACTGTACCGTCTCAATTCCAAATTTGTAGAATCCCTTTGAATAATCTCTCTTTAGTCTGCGGTTGATTTCAAACACATCCTCGATTATGATGTCCGGTTTCCGCTTCTCAATTGAAGCATCCACAACATACATGTATCCAGTCCTGGTTGACAATGCAAGATTGATAATGGCACTGGTATCTGATTTCTTGTTCTTTCCCAGTGAGGGGTCATTCGATCCGATGAAGATGTACTCCGAACTCTTCCAGTCCATCAGTTCCGGCTCATACCAGTCGAACCATTCCTCATTGAATGTTGCATTATCAGGATCAATGGGATCATTCTGAAGCTCACTGTTAAAGGAAGCCTCGCCCTCTGTCACTTTCATTTCAATCAGGTCATAATAAGATAATTTGTCTTCCCACAAAACTTCTGTTCCTTCAAGCATTTCCTCTTCATGTGCTTCAAAAAAAGTCTTTGCATCATTTTCATGATTCTCATTCAACAGATTCGTGTATATAGACTCCCATTCATCCCACAAACTTTGATTCTTCGCCCATGAAATAACTGCCCGATATTTCTTTGCATGATATCTTGGATTCCGCAGGACATTGCTAAGAAGAGAATCATAATGAAGAACCGTCCCGATATACATGATATCTGTATAAGTATCTCCTGCCTTTGACACAGCTTTTTCAAACCATGATTTCAGCTTCTTCCTCTGCTCCGGTGTATTTACATTTTCATCATTCTCGATATCATCAAGAACAATGAGATCCGGTCGCCAGTTCCTGTGTTTTCGACCACGGACTTTCTTTCCAGAACCAATAGCCTCCACTTTTATGTCATTTTTAGTGAGAATACCGTTACTTCTCCAAGTTTTCTCACCTTTCAGGCTTCCAAAATCCTCAATCAGATCTGCATTTTCTTCCAGTTCTGTCTTAATTTCATCCAAGAATCCCTCTGCCTGTTCAGAAGAATCGGATAACAGAAGGATATAATGCTTATATCCGTACACTACAGCATGGAGCGAATCCTTAAATGTCAAGTTCGTACTCTTAGCATGTCCTCGTGGTGCAGCTATGACATTTCTGGAACCTTTCATCCTTGATATTTCCTTTGCATATTTCAACGGATTCTTGGATTTCAAAACTCCGCTTTCCCATATAGCATCCAGTTCCTCATGAAAAGCAGGTGACTTTCTCACAAAATAGTGGGATAAATAAGCCCTTCCGAAATATCCCAGATCAAATGCAGCAAGTTCCTTTCGAAGTCCTTTTTCTCCGGAAAGTGTTTCCCCATTCTTAAACCTTTTTAGAAGTTCCTGGCGTTTTTCCTTGTTGTCATCATTCCGGATAACATATTCGCTGAATAGCTGTTTCTGATATGCAGCATGGTCAATGATTTCTCTGTCCGGCTGTTCATCCAGTTCTCTGATCCAATCGTCAAGATCAATCATCTTCCATCATCCTCTCCTTCGCTCTTGTCAGAATGTCCTTCAGTTGTTCCGCTGACTGTGGGTCATTCTTGATGACTTTCATCATTTCTGTTTCCATTTCTTTGAAAGCAATATCCGCTTTCTTTTTCATATCCTGCCTTACTCTGTCCTTATATACTTTTGTTCTGGACAGCGAAGCAATGAGCCGACCTGCTTTATCCAGAGGCATCTCCTGGAACTCTTCCTCTGCGGTTGCCACCTTATTGACCAATCCATTCATGGTCAGCATGATTGCGGCTTCTGTATAATCTGCATCCGGATTGTCCTTTACAACTCTGATGAGCTGTTCGGTCTGTACCTGTGCCTCAAGCAGTCTCTGTGTTGCGGTGTTAGACCGCATTGCATATCTTCCAACACTTGACTTGGATATCTCATAGCCTTCCTGTTTCAGGTACTGACTGATATATTCATAAGTATTGGATGTATCCGCAAGCATCACATCCACTTTCACTCTCAATGCCTCAGGGAGCTCATCGATCTTTGAAGATACTCTTGTCCGTGTCCTCTTTTTTGCCATTAAATATCAACTCCTGCATCTTCAATTGTTCCTTCGGCAAGGTCAACTCCTGCTTTGGTAAGCTTGATAACTGCATCATTTGCATAAGCTGTGTAGGCTGTGACCTTTTCAGCTGTAAACTCGATGTATCCTGCTCCCTGAAGATAGTCCAGATACTTGCTGATGTCTGGCGAAATGATGAGACCAGCCGCCATCATCGAATTAGAAATCTGTCTGGTCAGTGCTGTGTTATTGAATCCTTTTACCAGACATCTGATGATATATCCCCGGATTGCTTTGTTCTGTTTAATTTCTGCCTGTTCCATGTCTGTCAATTTTCCTCACCTCGCTCGCTTATTTTTCTTTTCCCATCAAGAGCAGTCTGTCAAGTTTATTGTCTATCTTACCGATCTTGTCCTCCACTCCGTTCATTGACCGAAAGAAATCCTCACGGAGCACGAAGGTTGTAGCAAAGTCACCCTTGATATCATTGATCTCCTGCTTGATATGCTGGATGTCCTTACCTGTATTTTCTTCCAGTTTGTTGATTCGCTCATTCACCTTTTCATCATTCTTCTGAATCTTCTCCTGAATGTCCCTGTTGCCCTGTTCGATTTTTTCGTTCAGCGAATCTGTTGTATTTTCTAGTGCCTGTTGCAGTGCCTTGTTCCCCTGTTCCACGTCGCTGATCCAACGCTTCATAAAGAATCCAATAACACCAAGTCCTAATGTGATAACAGTTGCCATCACATCCGAGAAGGTAATCATATAATCCATATGACCACCGCCTTACTTAACTCTGAATAGCCTGTTAAAGAGTTCATTCACATCATCCCATCCGCTCATACTGACTTTCGCCACTACGAACGAAGCCAGGAACGATCCAAAAACCATATACCACTCAATCGGCATTTTCATGAATGCCATCATCGCACACATCACTGGTGTAGTAAGTGCGATTGCCACGATGTAGCACACAAGCTTGGTTGGAAGACTGTCAATTTTCTCAACACACTTCAGTCCTTCTGTGACCAGTGAAGTAAGAATGGCACATACACTGATAAAAATCAGTAAAGCAGTCACCGCTTTTGTCACATTCTCTATCCCGATCATTGCCAATAATTCTGTCATAGACATATCACTCTCCTTGTCAGGGCAACAAAAAGAAGGTCATGACTTTTAAGTCATGACCTGATTATAGAGTGTTATATTCGGAGTGTTTAGGGGAAGCATTATAGGATAATATTTTCCGGGAAATTTCTCAAGAATCCGCATAAAATCGGCATTTTCTGTTGACAACCACGTAATTACGTGGTACTATATACTTGTAAGGAGGTGATACACTTGAGGGATAAAATCAAGGAGATGACGGAGATAATAAAAGAGCTCAACAAGTTGTTCGACCAACTCATCAAGCTCTCTTGGAAGATATCTTCACTTGCCGGTGTGATACTCTTCATCATCTACTCTTTAACAAAGTAGTGGTTGGGGCGAAAGCCCCTTCCCTTACTTAAAAATAACACAATTCCTTCAAGAATACAACATGAAAAAATTGTTAAGAGAGACTACTGGTCTCATCATCCGTATCCTGTTGTTTATGCTCCCGGTCATTCTACTGGCTGCACTTTACCGCACTTTATTTTAGGAGGCACTTATGAACCTTAGAGAAATACGAAAGTCACAAAATCTGTCAGTTCCGGAGCTGTCACGCCTCTCTGGTGTTTCAGTCCGCACTATTGAAGATTTAGAAAAGCGTGGAGACGGAAGAGTCTCCACGCTCATCAAATTAGCGGATGCATTGAATGTATCACTAGACCAGTTATGCCGACAATCTACTTCCCATTAAACAGCTCATCAAGGGTCATCTGACCGACAGGCGGCTCATCCTTCAGGATGTTCCATATCTGCTTAACAGTCAAGTTGTATTTGTCCGCCAGTTCCTTGTCATTTGAACCATTAAACTCTTTCTTGATTCGCCTGTTCCTTGCAGGGCTGACTACGTTCTCAACCTTTGGAAAATATATTTCATCACCTCGTGCGTAATTGCTAAGTTCCACGAACTTCTGAACTCCAACGATTTTCGCAATCTCCTGATAACGTTCCGCTATGTCCTCCATCCTGGTCTCATCAATCAATTCCTTTAACAGTTCATCTTTCATTCAAACCAACCTCTCTATACCTTTTTCGTATATGCCAGTGAAATCCATCCGGCTCCGCTCTTTAACTTGCCCCATCCATTTGATACTTCTACAATGGTATATACATTTTTTTTAGATGCATTCTCGCAAATCTGCCCTTTCACTTTATATTTCGTTCCAGCACCTGCTCTGATATTCAGCACATCACAGGTTGTTTTAACTTTAAATGGAACTCCTGAAGAAGCTGCCGATCCATTAGAAGCTGAACTTTCTGAAGGACTTCCACTGGACGTGGAATTTGCTCTTTTTCCATAAGATGAAATAGCACTCTTGAAAGCACTCCACTCTTTATTGCCGGAACGAACATCAGGTTCTCCACATATCTTACCAGTAACATCATAATGACGAAGCACATGTTTTTCATCAATTCCATACTTGTCCATGAGGTAAGCAAACAGCTGAATGGCTGCTTTCTTTGTCTCCTCTGTATAATACCATTGCCCATTCGCATCTTTTTTGACACAAAGTTCAACACCGATTGAATTGGAGTTTCTACATTCCTTATGTTTATAGGTCTTTGCTCCACAATGCCATGCTGTATCATTCTCCTCTACACACTGCCATATCTCACCATTATGACCTACAAAGAAATGGGCAGATGCTCCTCTGTATGTATCATAAAAATATCTGCAATTTGCTTCAGCTCCACCAGTAGCTCCTACAAAATGCTTTACCAGATACTTGATCTGTCCGGCTGATCTGTTCGAATCACTAAAGTTAACCTTCGTAATCATTTTATTAATCTTTGGTTTACTTGCCATTTTCCGTCTCCTCCTCTTCATCTGCTCCTTCAGTCCCATCGAATCCCATCATATCCGGATCAAATGATGCTCTGAATCTTTTCAGTTCTTCCTCAGTCATTTCAGATACTGGTTTCTCAGGCTCCTGAAAACCTGCTTTTGTTGCCTCGCTTGAAAATTTGTCCATGACTGTTTCCTCCTATTCTTTGTCATAATCAATAGTGATGCTTGTTTTTGAATCTACAATCAGACACTTTTTAATAGCTTCTATCGTCTGATCCAGACCATCCTCCGGAAGAAATGCTTTAATAAGCTCTCCATTTTTAATTTTGTAAATATAGTAAAGCTCCACATCAAAATCCGGAGCAGCATCCTCATTCGGATATCCAAATACACTCACAAGCGTCTGCTTGTCCTTCACATAATCACCCTTCAGCTTTTTGATAAGCAGTTTTTTCTGTTTTGCATCCGGCTTTATAGACATTTCATCCAAAAACGATTCAAGAGTGTACTCAAATGTATAGTCACCGGTAAAAATTGCCTTCAGCATCTGTTCCAGTCTGGAATCATATTTATACTTAGTTTCTGTTGTTTCCTTTACCTTTGCCTCCCAGACTCCTTCTGAAAGAAGCTTTTTCAATTTGTCAGGATTCAAAACATCAATCTGCTGACTATCCATGACAGAAACATTTCCATCCGAAGAAAAAAACTTAATAAACTTTACATTACGGTCTTCAATGATTCGAAGACCTCTGCCCTGAAGTTCGGCTTTGACTGCATCCAGTTTACTTTTATATTCCTTCTGGCTCTGATCGAGCTTCACAGCTGTGGTAACCAACTGTGCATTATTCATTTCTGCATATATCCTCATTAGTTATTTTCTCCTTTCATAACTGCAAGAGTTTTCTCTACACACATTCGGCAAATTCCCTTGCCTTCAAACTTCTTTACTCCTTCCGTGGTTCCACAGAACACACATCTTGGCGTATATGGTCTGATAATAATATCCCCTCCAGATTGTGATACTTCCATAGGATCTCCGCCCTGAAGACCAATTTCTCTTCTCATTGCTACTGGAATGCTGATTGAGCCGTGGCTCGTTATTTTTTTATACGCTATACTCATATGAAGCTGATACTCCTTTCTAGGCATCTAAGATGTCCCTGATATAATCATACTGTTCACTTATTGTGTAGGAAGTCCTTTCCTCTGCTTCCAGCTTGTCATGGAACTCCTTGAGTCGAATTGCAAGCTTCAGCGTCTTCGCTACCCCTACCGCCTCAGAAGAAACACGCAGGTGCTGATCCGTACGCAAGAGCATATAAGAGATGGCTGCGTTCAACCATATATCCCACCCATAATATTCCACATCCTTACCGTTCCATTCCTCCCTGGCTTCCTCGATATACTTCTTCCTGTTCAGCCTTGGCTTGTCCGGTGGAACTAAACCTTTTTTCTGCATATCCTTTTTCACATCAGATCGAATTTTCCGCTCTGATTTGTTCATTTTTTTCTTAGCTGTCACTATTCTCCTCCTCTTCCCTGATAATCTGTTCAGATAAAGTCCGCATAGCTGCAAAATGAATATCAAGCATACTGTCCTTCACATCATCCAGGCTTTTTCCTCTGCGTATTGCTTCCACACCCATAAGCTGCTCCAATGCTCCGCACATGGTGGCAAGTTCTACCATATCAATGTTAGTAGCCTGAAATTCAACCTTCCCACCTTTCAGAACAATTAGAAGTCTACTCTCCTTTTTCTCCCTGAACATTCTTCACTTTTTCCCTTTCCACCATACTTTTCAATGCTTCAATCAATTTTGAACACTGCTGATAATTCAACCATTCCACACTGGACACCTGAAACATCTTTTTACAAAGTCCATTGACCCTTGCCTTCTTGCTCCATCCAAGTTCCTCTGTCAGCTTATAGACCTTTTTCCGCTGATTTGCCGTGGCAACATTACCTGACCGCCTCTGTCTGTTTCTAGTTCCCCTGGATGAAGAGTCTTTCATATTCTGAAGTACACTGACCATTGTTCCAAGTTCCCTCTTATTCAGTGCCCTGATACTATCTTTTCCCGTGTGGGCAGACACTAAAAGATGCAATTCCTCATCCGTCATTGAAAGTTCCGGAGACTTCGCAAGTCCCCACAACATTTTGATTGTTGGACTAGCCATGAATCATCACTCCTCTCTCCTCTTTGCAAATGGCTTTTCCCATTTCCTTCCCCTGCTGACGCATACAACTGTTCTGAAAAAATACAGGAATCTTTATTTCTTTTTCCTCGGAAATTTTTTCCGGAAGAATTTTCTGACTGATTCTAAACTCGCAGTTCATGTCCACCTTATCCCGCATCATTCCAATAATATCAGCAACAATATTCTCTGTTCCCTCTTCCTCAATCTCCAAAATAATCTGCCTTCTCATGGCTGCTCTCCTCTCTGCTCATGAAGCACTTCCAGTTCCCATGTTCTCTGAGATATCTTGGTCGCATATTCTGAATAGATACCGTTGTTATACAATTCTTCTGCCCTGTCATGTTTCATGTTGTACTTCATCAGTACCAGGTAAAGGTCATCCCCTTCCTCTTCAAACAACTGTGCAAGGTAATCCGTTGCCACCAGTATATTGGAATAAGCATCCGTCAAATCAGTAACCCCGAGCTTTTCCATGCTGTCACGATGCCATTTTGCATTGACCTGCAAGAGTCCTGTATCTCCCGCTTCATTTATCACTTTAGCTTCGCCCGAACTTTCCTGCTCTATCATTGCCATGAGAAGCTCCGGACAGATATTATACTGTTGTCCAATCGTCTCACAATACTTCTGGTATTCCTTGGCAATCCATGTATCCTCTGCATCCACCCGCATTGATTCCGGCTCATACTCAGTATCCGGAGCAATTAACACAATATCTTCTATGGATGCATCTGTTTCAGCACAACACTCATATCTTGCATCCAGTTCTCCTTGCTCACACTCTGTTGATGCAGATGGAATAAGGATGGCTGATACAGTAACAAGTAAAAATATCCGTTTCTTCAATATGTCCACCACCTTTTACAACATCATCATATTGGATGCCTGATTGACAATCTTCATCGTAATCTGTGTTTGCCCATTCTCTTTCAGAATACGGATCACGTTGTTCAATGTTCTATCCAGTAGTCTGAAGCATCCCGTCTGTGCATTCGTTGCTCTGCTGATAAATTCCATCATGGCAGCATCGTCTACATCATAGCCTTCCATATAATCCTTGACTTCCTGCGGTGACAATCCTTTCAGCTTATAATAAAAATCCATGCGGTTCGCAAAACGTGCAAGGTTTCCTTTGATTTCTGCTTCCAGTCTTGGCTCCCCGGCAATTACAATACCAACGTCTGACTGGTCGAAAATTCCTCTGATAATCTCCATCTTCTTCTGTGTGTATTTATTGATAAGTTTATCCGCTTCATCAATAATAAGAAGGTATCCTTCATTTGCATTGAAGAAGTCTCTGATCCGGTTCACACGGCTCCATATTGTTCCACCAGATCCCTTTGGCATTCCAATCTGGATCTCAATAGCCTCGACCAGATCCCGGCAAGCCATTGTGTCATCACATTCGATATAGGCAACCCGTGGCATCTTTGCATATTTCTTCAGGGCATGTGTCTTTCCGTATCCTGATTTTGCAACAATGATTCCAAGTGCCATATTCTCCTGACAGGATTTACAGACACCAATCGTCTGTATATAATCTTTTGACTCAAAGTATGCAATCTTTGGTTTGACCCCTGACACTGTTCTGCCAATAGCCTTAACCTCTTCTGTTTCTGATTTGACATGTTCCTCATATTCTTTCACAAACTCTGTGAGTTTCTCTTCCAGTGCTTCCGGATTAGAATTGTACTTTCCATTCAGATACTGACTCACTGCTGATCTTGAGAAATTCATTCTAAGCGCAAGCTCTGCCTTATTCATTTTCAGTTCTTTTAAAATTTCGATCACACGCTCGCGGAGCGTTTTTTCCATTGTATAAGTATTCTGTGCTAAAGCTTCCATAATTCAACCAACCTTCCTTTTTGTCAAAAATATTGATAATTACAATGCTCTTAACGCTTTAAGAGCTTCCTCTGCCTTGCGATTGATGTACTCATTTTCCTCTTCAGGCTCATCCTTCCTGGATGTTCCTCTGAATCCATTCTGGTAAGTCTTGTCCGTTGGTATTGCAATGACCTTTCCAGACTGCCTATCAGATTTTCCACTAATCATCAATTCAATTCCGCCTGTGGTCTCATTAAACCCAACATACTGTTCATT